AACAAAGGAAGCGCAGCGGTTAATTCTGATATGGGAATGTTGTACTGGCGAGCAATGTCTTCAGCAGAAAAAAGTGTGCTTTCGTCATCGGTTAAAAAGAACCCACCAGGCTGAAAAGTTGGGTTTGCCTGTTCAGGAAGATAAAAATTTCCTTCTGGCTGGTAGGAATAGCCTTTATAACCTATGTAATCGCGGACTTGCTGTGGAGTGCGGGTAGCCACTTTGTTCTCCTAGCTGATCTCTCGACCGCTAACTCGTAAGCTCATAGACGCTGCAAGACTGCCAAGCGTTGAGATGGAATCGCCCAAGGTCAGGATGTGCCCTGCAATCTCAGGAAATGTGTACGCTTCGCCAGGCTGTAGCGATTTGTTCTGCACGACCAGATTGCTGCTCGCCGCAGTCTGCCCCGCCGGTACGATGTTGACGCTGATCGTTCGGACCGCAGCGCTGTAGTTGATTGCGGTCATCTTGTCAATGATCGTAGCGGTGGTGGGCGCAGTGTACTGGGTTGTCTGCACCTGCTCAACTGCTTTGGATTCAACCAACGTCCTAGCGGTGATGGGCATGTCAGTCCTCGGCAGGCAACGGCTGATTGCCTTCGGCTACCCACGCCAGATACTCTTGGTAATCACGGTTGGCGGGGTCCATCGGAATCCAAGCGCCGTCACTGATACGGCGAATAACTTGCTGCGTCAGTTGGTACATGGTCAAAGCTCCGCATTAGCTTGCCAATGGATCGAATAAAATTGACCCGCCGTGACTGCTGTAGAGCCTGTGACTGCAAAACCACTATCGCCAATATTTGCAGTGCCCGCAGTTGGAGTGACGACAGCAACAGTTGTCCAGTTTGCAGACGCCGCGTCTGGCGCGTAGGTTGTGATTGTTGGGGCGGCTCGCTTAGCTACCGCAAAGTTAACGTGCGAAGAGAATCCTTGATTAAGCACTTGACCAGTTGCATACGCGGCGCCCAATACAGAGCCTACGTTTTGCGCTGGCGCGGTTGCGTACGGAAACGATTTCTCATAGTACCGCTGGCACATGCCAAGCTCTACACCAAACGGGCGGTGCTCAAACGGCGTAGGTGTGTTGCCAACTTCCAGTTGCGCGCCTGTAATTGCAAAGATGTTGCCGATGGTGTCCAGCACGTTAACTTGCGAAGAGGTAGCTAACGCCCAGCCAGACTGCCAACTGCCCGCTACGCCTTGCCGGGTCGCGCCGCAATAAAGCGTCCATCCTACAGTCAACCCGCTTCCGTTGGTCCAGTCCCAAGTCCCAGCGGTAATCAAGCCACCGATAACCGTAATCTCTTTATATTCCCACGTATCTGCAACAGAGATGTTGTATTCCGCCACGTAGTAACGGTCAGCACTGGGGTAGTCGTTGTTATAGAACGCCACGCAATGCGTGCCAACTTTAGTCGACCGAGCCCAAAACGAAAGCGTGAAAGTTTTGCCGATAAGATCGCGCGCAGAATAGCCTTCAATTTTTTGAATTAATGTAAAAAATTCTGACGCGGTGACAGTGGGGTCAGCGGTGGCCACAGTACAACGAAGACTGTACGGAAGCGTCGGCTCGCTGGCCGGGCCATCGGAAGTTTGGGTGATTGTTAGTGATGATGAAGATGGTGTTACTGCAATACGCGAAAACCGATCAAGCGTATAAAAAGCCCCAAAACCTGTGCCGACCGTAAACGAAGTGCCGCGTTGCGCTACTTCCATCGCACCGTTGATGATCTTGTTGCGCAGACCCGCAAGCTGACCTCCGTTGTACGACTCGCCGACGATGGCGCCGCCCGTCACATTGCCGGTCAGGTTGCCAGTGACGTTGCCCGTCAGGTTGCCGGTAACGTCGCCGGTGATCGGACCGGTGATGGTGACGCCGCTGATTGTGCCGCCCGTGATGGTGACAGCGCTGGCGTTCTGCGTCGACATCGTACCTGGCGCGGTGATGTTGTCGACGGTGTACTGCGTGACGTTGCCTGCGTTAGCAAGTACAAACTTATACGCCGAACCAGCCGTCAAGAAGATGTCAGCGCGGCCTGCGGAGTCAAGAATGATTGGGTTAGTGTTGGGCGTCGTCTCTGCGGCGGTCGTGTAGGTTGTCAGCGGCGTGGTGGTCCCGGCGATGTAGGTGTACAGCTTGCCAGCCGTCAACGGATTGCCGTTGCCGTCCAGAAATTGAAACTTGAATACTGGTGCGATGGTAGCCATACAAGCCTCAAAGATTGTTTGTCACGGTCAAGATGACCGAGGGGATGCCCGGAACCGGCGCCGAAGCTGCCGCAGCAAGTATTTGACAGCTTGTATCGTCGGTGGACCACATTATTTCAAAGTAGTCGCCAGCGTTAAATTCGTGAAGGTAATTCCACGCAGCCACAATTTCAGCGTTGTTACCTTGGATGCGGACTTGGGATGCCGAGTCGGGCACATTTACGCCGTTAACACGCAGCCAGATAAAAATAAACGCGGTGCCACCAGAGATTTTATCGAGTTGCGCTGAAAACTCAATGTTGAAGATGCCTGGCCGATCAACATAGATGCGCGACGTCGGCGTGCCAATGGTCACACCTCGACTAAAGCCAACCGAGTTGAACGTCATGCCGTACGCGGTGTTGATCGATGCGGCGGTTTGCGTAGTGGTGTCGTAGAAATAGCCGTACCGCGTCGTTACAAGTTGAGGTGTCTGTGCCGCCGGGTCAACCTGCAAGTCTTCCAGCGTGAACTGATTCTGCCCCAGCCCCAAGAGCGTGAACGAATTGTTGAAGAAGCGGTACCACTCCCGTTGCATAGTGTTGTCCGGCCCTTCGATAACCGGCACACGTTGCGCGGGGATGCGCGTGATATTAGGCATTGGTGCCGCTCGCAAGCAACTCGGCGCCCATAATGGCGACGTTACCAAAGCCAGATCCGCTGACCTCATAAACGCGATCGCGCAGCTTGGTGGTCATGCCCAGCCGACGCCAAATAACGCGCTGGCCGGTCTGGCCTTCATAGCCCATCGACACGGTGTGGAGGTTAGACCACGTATGCCCGCCGTCGTCTGACCAGCGCAGACTGGCAAGCATTTCTGATGAAGCGCCAGTGGTGCTAACCACGGCCACCGAAGACGTGCCCGCTTCGCAATCAAGTTGCAAGGTGTGCTGGGCTGTGCGCTTTAGCGTGTTCTCGCCCGACGGCAGCGCCCGCCACGACCGCAGCCACACCTGACGGCGTGCGTTGGTGAACTCATTGTTGAAGTACGAGAAATCGTAGTAGCCAATCTCAGGCTCAGTGTCATGCCCTACGTATACGCGCGTGCCCAACGCCGCTATGCAAGTTGGCGTGTGACGGTTTAGCTCGCCGGTAGTGCTAGAAATGTAGCCGCGCTGGTGCCACATGTTAGTGGCCGCATCGTAGACCCACGTGACATTAGCAGTGGGGAACGTCAGCACATAGAAGAGGTGACCGTCTTGCTGGTAAGTGTAGGCGATGGCGTCCGAGATCGTCGAATACGTCTGGATAGCGTACTCGATTGCGTGCGTCGAGATGCGCTGCGGCTGGTAGCCACGGGCGCGGTAGACCATACCAAAGCCACGCGCGTCAGCCGACAGCCAGAAGACGCTGTTGTCCATCTTGGCGACCGAGTACGGCGCAGCGCACCCCGTCTCAAGAAACGCGCCTTGGATGGGGGCAAGCGGGTAGTCTGGCTGGCCAGCGTCGTACCAGACCTCGGTCGAGTTGTTGCCGAAGATCCAGATTTCTTTGTGATCGACAATCAGCGACACCACGTTGTCTGGCGAGGCTTCAGCGCTTGCAAACGACAGCGGGTCGACGCTGGTACCATCAAACAGTTCCGTTACCCACACGCGCTGGCTGTTTGGCTCATTGAACACAAAATAGCCGTTGATGTAGCCTACGGTGACAGCGCCTGGAAAGTCGGGGTCGCCGATCTTTGCAAACGCCGTCGTGTTGATGTTGTAGATGTAGCCGTCTGGGTTGGTGGCGATGAAGATCTGTATGCCGTTGTCCACCATGCTGACAGGCCCGGTGCCAGAGATGCTGGAGCTGATAGTAGTGGGCGTGACGATACTTGTGCCAATGCCTGTTAGCGATATGAACCGCGTGCCGACAACCGCGTACAGCACGCCCTTCACAACCCACATGCCGCGAACGCTGCCGGTGCCGCCTAGCGGAAAAATGCCTGAGATTCCCGGCACCCGCTGAAAGTACGCTGCCGTCTTGCCGCCGTCCGGGGTGGACTCCGGGTACATGTTGACGAGCCGGTTGTCCGCAGCGTTGATGCTGCGGGCAACATAAGCGGCGCCGAGGATGGGCGATTTCATTAGAAATTGCCGGCGTAGATGTTGTAGCGCTGACGATTCCCAACGATGCTGTACGGGATTGACATCAGATCGTCAGGATTGTTGATGCGCTTCAGGTTGCGCTTGGACGTCATCGCAATCCGCTGCACTTGCCGCGACGGCTCGACGCCGTACTCGGGCGCGATCTCGCATGCCAAATTGTACCGAAAGCAGCGGAAGTAGCCTGGCGGAAACAGAATCGGGGTGCTAAGCGCGGCAGGTTGCGTCAGCTCTTGCACCGACACAATGTGAAACTCCAGCACCCGCGTGGGCACTGGGTAGATGTACATCTCGACGTTGGGGAACGTCATGTTGGTCCACATGACCTGCGGATAGGTGCTGCTCACCGTCTTTAACGCAATCCCGTTGTACTGCTGCTGGTTGATGAGCTTCAGACCGTACGAGACGCCGGTGGTTGGGTCTTTGAAGTAGGTCGAGTCGTCAATCATAATTGGGCGGTTGCCCACAAAGTCGCCTGTCGGCCCGAGCGTGCGGCTGATCGCCGTGGCGGGCCAGCTAAAGACCTGATCCTGCGTCGAGAACACCGCAAGCCGCTCGGTGTTCCATGACTCGATCATCTCGTTCATGGCAATCAGCGCGTCTTCTGACATGGCTGCCGAAGGTGTTTCGGCCTCCGCCAGCACGCCCAGCAGCCGCAACGCACCGTTGATCAGGTCGCCTGCTGTAGCCTCGTTACCGCTAAGCGTGAGTACAGTCATGTTAGTACGTTACCTCAGTGGTTTCTAGTTTGCACACCCACCGAATAGTGGTTCCAGCTTGGCCCGTTACGGTAACTGCGAGGCCGCCGTTTGTCGTGTCGGCAGTCAATGCAATATCCCAAGTTGACGCGCCCGCGTCACCTTGCTGCGAAGCAACAAGCGACCCGACTAGTGTAGTTGATGCAGCGTTAGCGCCTCGCTTGATCGTTGCGGACATGATCCAAGACTTTGTGTCGCCAGCGCCGGTGACGTTTGCAATTGCATATCCAAAAACATAGTACGCACTGTTGTTTGGCAGGATGAGCTGGTTGGTCGTGCTTGCGGCGGATGTATTGCTGCGGATAACAGTTGGCGTCGCGTCAGTTGTCTCGGCACCAAGCACCAGCAAACCAGCTTGCGAAAGCCCGCCTGGAACCGGCAGAATAGGGCCGTTACAGGCTGGAAAGGCATGGTAGCCAATTACGCCTCGGGTTGACCCGTAAGCGCCGCCTGAAACCGTTGAAAACGCGCTGTTTGCAATATGCTCTCGGCCGCCCCCAATCGCAGAATAGTCGCCGCTGGCTACATTCAACCGACCGCCGGCGATAGTTGAGTGCGTCGCGCTGGCGGTGTTGTCAGCGCCACCGGCTACTGCCGAATAAAAACTGCTTGCAATATTGCCGCCGCCGCCACCAACTGTCGCGCCAGTCTGTGTCGCTTGGCACTGACTCCCACCCGAGACTGTGCTGTTTGTCCCAGACGAAATATTTGCGTATCCACCACCGATTACAGCAAGCGATCCACTCGCCACCTGTGTAGCACCAGTGCGAATGGTCTGCCAGTCAACCGCGTACGTCCCGCGCTTGTTGCCGCCGGCAGATGTGCCGGTCGGCACTTGCGCAAGCAGCGCACCATTGCCTTTAGGCACCAGCGCCAAGTCTGAGTTTGCAGTTGGCGCTACAGGCGCCATCGACACTACGTTGACCGTAGCGTTGGGCGATGCTGACGACAGCGCAAACGTGACGTAAGGGCTGACCGACGGCGCAGGGGGCGTTGGGTCGTTCAGCGTGGCGACCAGCGTGCGGGTGTCGTAGTTGTCTGCCGTGATGACAACGCTGTACACACCGTTGGCCGCAAAGAACAAAAACTTGCCGTCAGCGCCCGTGACAATTGGATTGGCCTGCGGGCTAAGAAGGTCTTGGTTAACGATGTAAGGCGTGCCGTTGCTTGCCAGAACCGTCGTTGAGAGCAGAGCCTGATCGCCATACAGCGTAGCAAGCGTGCCGTCGTAGTTGTAGACGAATACCTGCGCACCCGCAATCGGGCGGTTGCCGGAATCCGTTACGACGTCATAGTAACTCTGCATCCTTGGCCTCCCGGCGACGACGCGGGCGCAGTTCGTTCACTGGCTCGGGCTGTGACTCACCGGGAGTATAGCGCGACCAGCCGTTTTGTTCATCATACTCCGCTTCCAGGTCAGAGATGGCAACCTTCTCGCCGTGGCGCGGGTGACGCAGATAGATGATGGGCATAAAAGTCGGGGGCCGAAGCCCCCGCCAGGTTAGCCAGCAGCCATGATGACCCAGTTGGTGCCGTCTTCGCAAACCAGCGTCGCCCACTTACCTGCGGTCGCGGCGAGGATCGCCGTGCCGAGGGTAGCTGAGTTGACTGGTCTGACGTTCGTCGACGCCGAGATCACCGTATAGGTTGCAGACAGGTTTTTGATAGTCACGGTCCGACCGATGTAAGCAGAGCCGCTAGGCAACGTCACGGAGACGTTGGCAGCGGAGCCGTTACACACCACATAGTTCTCATCATCGCCCAGCGTGAAACTGGCAGTTTCAGTAACTGGGGCGTTGAGATAGAACGCTGTGAGCGCAGGGTCAGAGTACGCAACACCTACAGGCTTGTTGTTAGCCATAGCGACTCCTTAGCCAATACGATAAACGGTATAGGCATTGTCGGCAGTTTTACGGAACCGGAAGATTCCGCTTGAAGTGATCGCCAGCGCTACCGTGGCGTTGCCGCCGTCGGTAAAGCCAGTGTTCGAGCCCATCGCCAGCGCGCCGGTACCAGAGCTGGTGCCGAGGTTGACGACGATAAGATCGAACGTGCTGCCAATCCCTGCGCTGCTGACGATTGCATCTACCGTCGACGCTGCGGGCAGCGTGTAGGTTTGTGCAGCAGTTGCGCCAGAGCCAACCAGCAGCATGCCGGCAGTCACTTGCGCAGCCGACAGAGTTGCGGTACCAGTTTGCGACAGCGGCTCGGCCATGTAGCCGAGAACGTTTTCGTTGCGGTTGCCATCGCCAACTTGATAGCCACCTGCACCATTCGGAAGAGCCATGATTTAATCCTTTCAAATTAAATAGAAACGAGGCTAGTAGATCCCTACTAGCCTCGTATTAGACGTTAGCCCCAGAGGCGTACGCCCATCTGCGGACGGATGACCGAGAAGCCGTAGAGCACGTCAATACGGCAGGGCAGACGGTCATTGTTGATGTCGTATTGACGAACAATACGCATCGAGATGCCGTTATGCACCTGGCGCGAGGCCATGTCTACGCCTTGCGGCATCAGCAGGTCAGCGGTCGCAAACGTGATCGCATCTTTGTGATAGATCAGGTTTTGCGGGTACTGAGTGCTGGCGCTACCCAAAAAGGTCACCACAGCGCTGGCTTGCGGGAACGAATCCACAGTGGCAAGCGCTTGAGTCGAGGTGTAAATCGCAGGGCTCACGCTGACCGTGTACGCGCCGCCGGAGGCGGTTGCGTCAGCGGTCGCAACGAACTGTTGCAAGCTGCCAGTCGACTCACGGGTCTGCGGGTTGACAGCGTAAACGCCGGCAACGGTGAACACGTCACCTTGCTTAATCGTTTGCGTGCCAGTGCCGGTGATGGCGATGGTCGTAGCACCTTGTGCCGACACGGTGGTCGTAACAGTGTGCGAACCCGTGCGGGTGCCGGTGGTGTGCTGCTTGATCGACTGCGACATGCTGATCTCTTCAAAGCCCAGCACACCCTCGCCCATCAGGCCATTCTTGAACTGACGGCTGATGGTGTTGGTGGGGTTGAACAGACCCTTCATGCCTTCGACGAGGCCAGCGTTCGCAGCCGGGTTGACGGTGGCATAGCGGGGAGCCATGACCGCAGCGGCTTCGTTCAGCTTCTGTTGGCCTTGCAACAGCACCAAGCTGGTTCCGGGCGTGGTGCCAGGAGTACCAACCGACTGGTAGATGCTTTTGAAGCTGTTGGCAACGTCAGCGTCGATGCTGGAGGCAAGCTGACTAATACGAGGCTTCAGCACACGCTCTGCAAAGTCATCGAGCTGCATGGTCAGCTCAGCGGTCGTGAAGTTCACGCCGATGTGCTTCTGGCTCGAAACAGTCAGAGTGGTGAACTGCTCGTTGTCGTCTTGAACTTGCAGCGCAGCACCGTCGGTCACCAGCGCGCGGTCCGGCAGACGGATACGCAGCGTGGAGCCGATTTTTGCGCCTTCGACAGCAAAGCTGTCATCGTACTGACGGTTAACCGTCCGGGTGATCACCAAGGAGTTCTCCAAGATCTCCAAAGCCTTGCGGGTGATCATATCGATCGTTAAGATACTGTTGGCCATGTTACTTCCTTTAGATAATTAGCCGGTCGTATTAACTACCGGCATGATTAACGTCCGTGTTTCGCTTCCCACGCCTTGATCTGTCGTTGCCGCTCGGCTGCGATCCACTCACTCGTGCTCATTGCTTTGATTGAGCGCGGGTCTGTGGTGTCGTAAGCCGGTGCGCCGGAGGCGCGTGCTGCAACAGGCTGAATCGGCGCTGGAGCGCTGGATGGTTTTCTGGTGGGCGGACTGGCGGCCACTTTGGCCTCAATCTTCCCGATTTCTTTGGCCTGCAAGAACGGCGATAGACGCGAGATACGATCAGCTTCTTTTGGATTGGACCCGAGAAAATACGCAATGTCGGGGCCGATCTCTGACGCCTGAATTGTTTGAGCCATCACGGTCGAGATTTTGAGGCTTGGGTTGTAGGCGACTTGCTCGAAGTCGTCATACTTTTCCCTCGCCTGTTCTTCTTTCTCGTGGTACGACTCAACCAGTGCTGCTTGCTGGCGCTCCAGTTCCCGTTGCTGGAGAAGTTGTTCGGCTTTCTGCGCGGCCAGTGCATCGGCATACGCTTCGACCGACTCAAACTTATCCTGCGTCACAGGTTCTGCGGGCGCTGCGGGCGCCTTCGGACGCTCACGTTCCCAAGACCTACGCTCTCTTGCGAGACGCTTGCCAATCAGCGCATCCACTTCTTCTTGAGTGAACGTCTTGATTGTAGTTTGTTGCTCTTCCGCCGATACTGCTACAGGTTCAGGCGCGGGCGTCGCTACCTGTTCCGGCGCGGTTGGTTCCGCTACTACTTCAGTGTTTTCCATGATTACTCTGGCGAGTGCCTGGTGGACCGCACCAGTACGGTTTGAAACATTACGCAGCCCACGGCAGCGGTGGCGCTACCACGGGCGGATTCTTTTGGTT